TATTAGATCTGGAGATTGGGATATTACTTCACGTAAGAGCGCCTTGGGTCAGGCAACAGGGGTTGCTGATTATAGAGGCGATGGAGAATTCTTTATGTCTGTTAAACGATTTATACCTGATTTTAAATACCAAACAGGTAATGCTCAAGTAACTTTATTTGTAAGCAGTTATCCAGATGATGTAGCGGTTAGCTCACCACTTGGACCCTTTACAATAACTTCTACGACTGATAAAGTAGATACAAGAGCTAGAGGCAGATTAGTCTCTGTACAGATAGCCAACACAGCAGTGGGTGAGTCGTGGAGATATGGCACACTTAGATTAGACGCACAACCAGACGGTAGAAGATAATGGCAGTATATTTTGATCAAAATGGAAACTTAGTAGACACAGAGATAAATGAAAGCTCTAATGTTTTTATGGAAGATCCCACTGAAAATTTTTATCAACCAAGAATGGATATAAGTGCTACTCAAGATTTTTATCAACCAAGAATGGATGTGAGTGCTACTCAAGATTTTTACCAACCACAAATGGATATAAGTCCTACTCAAGATTTTTATCAACCAAGACAATTTGTTAACGCTCCTCAAAATTATTATCAACCTGACTTAACTTCAACAAAAGGTTTACCAACTTTAGATTTACAAAGCTTACCTGCAAATATGGGTGTAGCTAACGAAGCAGATGTTGAACAAGTAGATTCATTAACAGGTGAGAAAAGGTCAGGTGGTATAACAGATGTATTTAAAGCATTACTTGGTTTTGCTATACCTGGTGCTAATTTCTTTTTAAACCAAGGCCAGCGTGGAATGGATGGAATTAGAAGTTTAAATCAAAGATTGCGTAACACAGATTTTGCTAAGTCTTCAAGTTTAGCTGACTATTTTGATGCTAAAAGTTATGGTGGTAGAGATGCAAGAGATAGAGCAGCGCAAAAAACAATGAGAGAAGCTAGAGCTATTCAAAAACAAGTTGATATGAGACCATCATCTATTCAAACTAATCAAGATAGAGCAAGAGGAAACAGACCTGGTGGAGCTAATTATTCAGCTCCTTCTAGACCTTCTAGAGCAAGTAGCTATAGAGATTCATCATCATTTGGAAGGAGTTTTCACGGTGGCTAAGTTAACTAATTACATACCTGAACCAAAAGAAGAATACGATGTAGATAATCAAAGACAGATTATGGAGTCTTTAAATACAATGAAACAACAACTTAATTTTTCTTTTCAACAAGACTTAAAAAACGAACAAGACGCTTTTAATTACTTTTTATCATGAGTATACAATATAAAAATGCATCTAAGATATTAGATGGAACAGCTATGACAACTGTTCTGACTATAGCTACATCAGCTGTAGCTATTATAAAATCTGTATATGTATCTAATAACAGTACAGGAGCTGTGTTAGTTAATTGTGATTTAAGAGATTCATCTGCTAGCACAGATGTAGAATTTTTTAGAAAGGATGTACCTGCTTCAAGTACAGTTAACGCTACAGAACAGGGGTTGAATTTAGAAGCAGGAGATGCTATAAAAGCGCAAGCAGAAACAGCTAACAAAC